CCATTCTTTGCACCCGCCGGGATCGGAGCAATTCGAATCGCGTCATCACCACACGGCAGCCGCAGTTCTTCGGAACCAATATTCCGGCGTCCAAGAAAGCACGCATATTTCACGCCGCGCGTCTCGCTCTCAGCCAGCGCTTTCTCAAAGCCGGGCAACAACACGCAAAGCGCTCGTATTGCCTCCGCGGTGCTGCTCACGGCAAGGCGATGAGCTCGTCCGAACTGAGTTCCCAGCCAGCCATAAAGCCTGACTTCCCGCAATTTTTCGCTCATCTTTTATCCTTTGTAGCGAAGCACAAGGCGGGTAGCCTCGCGCCAATAGCCGCCGTACACAACCCGCTCGGAGTCACGTCCATACAGGTGATGCAGCATGGCATCAGGTACTGGGTGCAGGCCGCGGTCTTCCTCAAGCGCAGCCGAGCCGATATATACGCCAGCATGGTTCGCCCGGTCTGAGCGGATCTGCATCAGCACCACGTCGCCCGTCGTTAGTTGTTCATCGTTGGCAAGCGGCCGAAAGCCGGCTTCAGCGTAGTGATCCATATAGAGATCGCCTTCCTTGCCCGACTCCCACCAGCCATCATCGCGACGGAAGTCCTGTAGCAGGATGCCGCGCTCCCGCGCATACCAATCGCGGATCAGGCTGTAGCAGTCGAGAACGCCGTGAGCAAACGGACGCCCCAGCAGCGGTGCGCAGTAGCCTTCCGGCGCGAAGCCGGCCAGGTCTCCGCTGACAACATGGCCGCCTTCCACCTGCGCCACCGCCACGATGAACCACGGCAAGCCAGTCGCCTCGCATGCAACGCGGTCCGCCTCGCTGGGGGTGGCTGGTGCGTCGGGGTGCGAGTGCACAACAGCACTGATGCGCCCCGAGTCCTCAGCTTGCGCATAGTCTTCAGGCGACATCACAAAATGATCCGTCCCCGATGCAAGATTGCGGCACGGCGCATAGGTTTCGCGCCGGCCCTGCATCACCACCAGACCGCAACACTCGCGCGGATACTCAGCCACCGCGTGCGCACGGATGGCTGCCATCGTTTTCTTACGCATCGTTATCCCCTGAGCCGATCCGCTGACGGAAAGCCACCGAAGTTGATCACTTCGTACTCGCCGAAGCGCTTTTTGCAATCCGAGAGGAGGCCCGAACAGCGATCCAATGCCGGATCGAAGACCGCGTTCCCGTTGACGTCGAACATGCGGGGCCCGGTGTAGCCGCAGTAGGTACCGCGATAGCCGCCCTTGGTCAGCCAACCGCACACGCCTGCGATGATCTGCCGGGATGGCAGCATCTGGCCATTGAAATCCAGCGCGCTCGACAGTTCGAACTCGACCACCTCGGCGGCCTCGGTCGTCTTCTGCTGAATGATCCAGATTTCAGGCGGAAGCTCTTCGTCGGGCGAGGCCGTTGGATTGCCATCCGCAAAGTTGCGCGCATCCAGATATTTGCCCAGCGTCCGGCGCACGACAATCCGTGCGCCCACCAGGTCATCTAGTGCGATACACAGCGCCGACATCACGCCGGAGATGGGGTTGCCATCAGCATCCTGCCCAATGTTGCCGACAGACAACGTAGGTGTGGGCTGCTGCCCTTCTCCTACCTGCTCAAACCCTTCGGCCTTGATAGCCCAAGGCTCGTACTGATTGCCCTGCCACCAGATCGGACCGACTTGCGTGTAGCCGTGGAAGCGTTGAAGCGTGCCGCCGATACCGGTGGCGTCCAGTTCATAAAGGTCGACCAGCGCGCCGACCTCCAACTTTTGGACGTCTGCATAAATTCCCATGACGTCTCCTTAAGCCTGGATACTTGCGGCCAGGATGAACAGCGCGTCAATCTGCGCTGACGAAAGGCCCAGCATGCCGGCGACTGCGGCTAGCATTTCGCTGTCGCGCCGGAACTCCTGCAAGTCGTCCCAGGCGCGACGATACATGGCCGGCGTGGCAGGGTCTGCGAGTGCGGCCTCGGCCGCTTCGAACAGTGTGGCGTCGCCGTGAGGTGTTTGCCACATGGCTTCGCGGCCTTGGAAGCGGCTGACGACCTGTGGGACCGGCGGCAGCGCGGGCGCTTCTGAATCGTGCGCCGCAATTACCGCCATAACGGCATCTTTCAACTCCTGGGTTGCCTCATCGCCCCAGAAGACATCGCCATCAGGGGACCAGGAAAACGGCTCTCCGGTAAGCCCGGCAGCCTTCAATTCATCTGGAAACCGAGGTCCGATCTTCTTGTTTTCCATGCTTACCCCTCGTACACAATAGTTGTATCAGCGCCAAAATAGACGCTCGCCCCGCTTACATTGGTGAACGCCCAACACGTCAGACGGTGCACACCGTCGGCCGTCACGCCCCAAGGGGAGTTCATGGCTATAGCTATTTGCGCCCCGGGCCCTGTGCATGAGTATCCATAATTACCTGCCGCATGAAGACTATTGACGCGCGCGGACACATAAGAACCGGCTGACATATTGGCGTAGGTCTGCCCCATGGCGGAAACCACGAGTGCGTCACCTGCCCAGGCCAAGCAACCGCAACCATTGTTAAGCATGATGGCCGAATTAAATGAGGCAGTACCTGCGGAGAAAAATTCCTGCACTGCTGACTGTCTGCGGTTAAACCACGTAGCCACATACCTATTTGTCGCGTTCCACAGAAAGTTATTGTTGTTTTCAGTCTGTGCCATACCGACAAGCGTTCGGCTGGCGTCTCCGCTCTTTATGCGCACCCCGTCGGTGTGGCGTACATGGGTAGTTGTGGAAGCCTCAAGCGCAATAGCCCCCGAGCCGTTGTCGTACGCGTATACATACATCAATGTTTGGGCGCTGAAAGCGGTGTTGGCAATTGTGATGCCAGCAGCTGGCACGCGGTACTGCCGACCATTGATGATTAGGCCGTTACCATCAATTGGGAACAAAGCGCACTGCGTGGTGCTCACGTACGCAAATCGGCATTGCCCATGGTCTTTGCCCGCGAACGTAGGCTTATAGGCAGTGCTGTTCCAAGCATGCCAGCCCAAGCCGTCTACGTAAATGTCGCCCATGTCGCTTGTGGGCATCCAGCCTGCGCTGTTGAAAGCAGAGGTGACCTTCCACGGCTGCCAGACCCCCGTGGACGTGTTGCCAAATCGCGCAAATTTCAGCGGCTTGCCCCCGGTCACCAACAACGTCAGCTCTTGCGACACAACCGTCGCCGCCTGCCAGAAAACTTGCATGTAGCCGGCGGCCGAGTATCCCGGAAAGTTCGCGCCGCCGGCGACC